ATCGTATACAGTCCGTGGGACACGGTAATCTTCATATAGAGCATGTTCTACAAGGAAGGGCTGTAATGGCTAAATTTGTTTCGCACACTAGCGGGACCCAAACTGTAGATGGGGCATCAGGCAAGAACGCTAAAATGGAACGTGGTTCCAGTGTTTCTGCTAACCCAATTTGGACCCCTGGAGGTGCACAGTCACCTGACCAGCGAATGGACGCAGGTAAGTACGCTAACCAAACAGGTGATTACGGAAACACCAGTGTCCGTGACACACCAGAAAACCAACACGGAACTACTGGCGAAGTTGAGCCTGCAGGAGTGCAGCCTAACTTCCGTGGTTCAGACGCTGGATGAACTATGGCCGTCATACCTGACGGCGCGACATTTGAAGAGTTCACTGAGTATGTGTTGGAACGGCGAGGGTCTGTTCCGCTTAAAGAGCTTAAAGAACTCTACGAACGTCGTTTGCGCTTAAAGTCCATAGTTGTATCCACAGGCCAAGGGTTTCAATCGACTCTCGCTCCAGACGAGCGAGGTCTTACGAAACGTCAAAGAGAAGCCAAAGTAGTGGCTGAAGCTAAAGCACAAGGCCGCAACATAGAGAAGCTGCCAGAGAAAGCACAGTTCTAAAGATGGCTCGTAAAACCCGTCAAGAATTACTCGAAGACTATGTAGACAAAATCGACAAATGCCGTCGATGGCGAGATCAAGAAAACTTTGAACATACGTGGCGACGGCTTTCTGATTTATACCGTGGCAAACACTGGCCTTCTACTACAGCAACAAACCAAGACCTAATTGCAGTCAACTTGGCGTTCAGCACGATTAACGTGATAGCGCCAAGTGTTGCAGTTAATTACCCAAAGATTGTGGTTCAAGCTACAGACCCTGCCGACAATGATCGAGCAGCGTTCGTAGAAGCAGTAGCTAACTATCTTTGGAAACATCATGACTTCCGTACCCCTTTCCGTTCAGCGGTCAAAGATTTTCTTATCTTTGGTCATGGATGGGTAAAGGTTGGTTGGAAGTTTGTTGAACAAGAACAGTCAGTTAGTGAAGCTGAACGTGATGATTTAATTTCGCAAGCTATTGATGAAGTAGATCAATTTGCGATGGAGTCGCCTGATTTAGCAGGTGACTTGCCGACCGACGAAGATCTCATGGCGAACGTTCCGTCAACCATTATGCGTGTCGTTGAAGACCAACCATTTGTGGAACGTATCTCGCCTTTTGACATTTTTGTTGATCCTGCAGCTACTTGCATGGAAGACGCTAAATGGATCGCACAAAGAATTGTGCGTCCTCTAGAAGAAGCGCAAGAAGATAAAAGATATAAACCTTCTGCTCGGAAACGTCTTTCAGCTAATGGTGGATACAACGACTCAAGCGATTACGAAGATAATCGAAACCAATTTCTTGGAGATCAAGTAGTTATTTGGGAGTTTTACAACATAGCTGCCAACACTTTGGCAGTTTATGCAGAGAACTCTGACGAATTCCTTATTGATCCTTTAGCTATGCCTTACCCTTACGGGCAGCCATTTGTGATGCTCCGTAACTACGATGTTCCTGATCGTTTCTATCCAATCGGAGATTTAGAATCGATTGAATCGCTGCAACTTGAGTTAGATAAAACTCGTTCGCAGCTTATGAACGACAGGAAACGGTATGCAAGAAAATATCTTTACCATGAACGTTCATTTGGTCCTGAAGGCAGAGAAGCTTTGGAATCTGACGACGATGGTCGTTTAGTTCCTGTTGTAGATGAGAACAAACCGCTTCAAGATGTTGTTGTTCCTATGCCTCAAGTCCCTGTAAGCCCAGAGATTTACAACTATTCAAATATCATTGAAAACGACATCAACACAGTTTCAGGTATTTCAGAATATGCCCGTGGCGCAATGCCAGAGATCCGTCGAACAGCTACTGAAGCAAGCATTGTCGCTGATGCTCAGAATGCTCGTTCAGCAGACAAACTTGCGATTGTAGAAATAACAATTTCTGCAGTAGCCAGACGAGTCATTCAACTTATGCAACAGTTCATGACTGGTGAGCATATGGCTCGGGTTAGCGGCAAAGGCCAAGACCTTTTTGTTGAATACTCTCGTGAAGACATTGTTGGCGAATACGATTTCTCAGTTCAAGCAGGCTCAACACAGCCAATGAACGAAACTATTAGGAAACAACAAGCAATCAGTTTGATGAACGCTGTAGGACCGCTTGTAGGAACTGTTATCGATCCTCAAGCGTTAGCTGTTCATGTACTGGAATCTGGATTTGGTATCAAAGACCCTGAAAAGTTCTTGATCCAACAACCAGATCCACAAACTATGGCAGAAGAAGAACAACTACCGCCAGAAGATCCCGCAGCAGGTGGAATGCCTCCACAAATGGGTGGAATGCCCTTACCACCTGGACAAGATGGCGCTTTTGCGCCTACTGGCGGAGTCCCACCAGAGCTATTAGCTCAATTACAAGGACAAATGGGGATGGAACTCCCCTCTTTGTAAGTGGGACACAGCTATATTCTTATAGGAGCAACTCGTTGAAGACTCCTAGGAGGGGCTAGTGCCCGAAGAAACAGAAGATATGATGGAATCCACCGAAAGCGTGGACACTCTTGAAGCTTCAGAACATACTGAAGTTGATGAAGGACCTGCAGTTGATGAGCCTTTGCACACCGTCAAGGTGGATGGCGAAGAAATGCAGATACCCGAAAGTGAACTTTTGAACGGATATCAGCGTCAAGCGGATTACACCCGTAAAACGCAAGAGATATCTGCAGAACGTGAACGCTTGCAACAAGCCGAAGCGATTGTATCCGCCTTAGAATCAAACCCAGAAGAAACACTAAAGGTTTTAGCTAGATCTTTTGATTTGGACACTCCGTCTGCTTCAGCAGCGGAACCCGACGAGTGGGAAGATGATGACCCCACAGCAAAAAGATTAGCTCATCTAGAGCAGAAGATCGAAAAGCAAGAAGCAGCAGCACGTCAAACAGCTATAGAGAACGAGGTCCAAAAGTTGCAAGAGAAGTACGGAGAATTTGATTCTCGCGAACTTCTCAATCATGCGTTAAAGAATCAAATACCTAATCTTGATGCAGCCTTTGCCCACTGGAAATTTAACGAAGTTAAAACGACAGCGGACAAACTGCAAAAAGAACAGGAAATTACGAATTCGAAACGTGAAGCGGCTGTAGTTACTGCAGGAGGGTCAACCCAATCGGGAACCCAAACAAAGTCTCAAAGCAAGGCTAGCAGTATAAGGGAAGCGTTTGAACAAGCTAAAAAACAATTAAGCACTTAACCTTTTAGGAGTAAATTAAATGGCTGGAAACGCCAACTTCGATGAGATCCTCTCAACGACGTTAAACAACTACATTCCAAAATTAACTGACAATATTTTCAGTGCACGTCCGCTCTTCTATGCGTTGACCAACGGTCAAACCATGAGAACAGTATCTGGCGGCGCAAAAATTGTTGTCCCAATTATCTACGGCACCAACGGTACCGCTGGATCATATGCAGGCACCGACGCTATTTCCGTAACTGCTCAGACAGGCATTTCTGCTGCTGAGTACGACTGGAAACAGTATGCGGCAACTGTAACCATTAACGGCATGGAAGAAGCCAAGAACAACGGCGAAGCTCAAATCATTGACCTTCTCGAAGGCAAAATCTTCCAGACCCAAGAAACCATCATCGAAAACATGAACACCATGTTCTTCTCTGACGGTGCGGGTAACGCTGGTAAAGACTGGGAAGGCATTGACGCTTTAGTTGACAGCCTCGGAACTGTTGGCGGAATTAACTCCGCTGCAGGCCAAGGTAACGACTGGTGGCGTTCAACCGAGACTGCTTCTGGCGGTGTCGCTGCGCTAACCACAGCCAAAATGGCTACCTTGTACAACGATGTTTCAGTTGGCAACGACCAACCGACCATCATTATCACATCACAACAGGGCTATGAGAAATACGAAAGCCTTCTGACATCGAATATCCGTTACACGGACACTGACATGGCAGATGCTGGCTTCCAAAACCTCATGTTCAAAGGCGCTCCAATTACCTTTGACGCAGCCATCTCAACAGGTAACGCCGCTGCTGGTGCCCAGCCTATGTACATGCTGAACACCAAATACCTACAGCTTGTGCGTCACTCGGATGTTTGGTTCAAGCCAACGCCATTCGTGCGACCCACAAACCAGGACGCTGTGTTCTCACAGATCCTTTGCTACGGCAACTTGACTTGCTCTAACCGAGCACGACAAGGAAAGCTAACAGGGCTATAAATCAATAGCTCGGCTGGTGGTGGGGTAAGGGTTCGTCCCTTGCCCCACCCAAGAGTTCTGAGGATTCATGGGTAGAGAACTAGCAATAGGGTACGGAACAAACCGAAGAGTTTACGGTGATCCAGGCGAAGGCTACACACAGCCAACACCTCGTGATGCTTACTTCGGTGGACGAAATATCAGATCAGTAAACCCTGATATTCCGTTTGAAGAGCCGCAAGCAGCGGCTTGTTCAGCGACCACTAAAGCTGGTGACGCCTGCAAAGCTCGCCCTGCAGAAGGCGAAAGCTTTTGTACCTTCCATAAGGAGTAACTGTGGAAATACAAGACATGCGTTCTTACATCAGAAGCATTGTCGAAATCGACAGTAGCGATATCTCAGACGATATCCTTAACCGCTTCCTTGGCGAAGGCTACGACCAAATTGTTTACAGCGAAAAACGTTGGCCGTGGTACGAAGCTTCTACAACTTTTAATACCGTTGGTTCTACTTCCGATTACACGCTGGCAACAGCAGGCGCTGGAATCACTAACGGTTTAAGAGAAATATCTGCGTTACGCACAAACAATCATGTGCTCACATTCTTAGGTCGAGATGACGGAGACATCGTTTACCCACTCGATTCATCTAGCAGCGGAGATGTCTATTACTGGAGTTTTTGGGCAGACAACGTTCGGTTGTATCCAACTCCATCTGCTGCACAAACAATATATGTAAGAGGATACAAAAATCCTTCTCCGTTTGGGGCAGGATCTTTAGATGGAACTTCTCCTAGCGATTTTCCTGAACCATTTCATATTGTTATAGCTACTTACGGTATTAGCAGGGCTTACGAACAGCAAGAAGATCTTGATATGGCTGCTTCGTACATGAATAGTTTTATTAGAGAGTTAGATAATTTGCGGGCACGTCATCTTGATGTGCCTGCACCTCAACCACTTGTTCTTAATGACAGAAGTGCTTCCAGATGGCGTTCACAAAGTGCAATGCCTAACCGACTTCGTTATAGCTGGGAGTAAGAGTGTCTAAACGTGCTGGTTTCAAACTTGAAATGCTAGAAGATTTCAGTGGTGGCTTAAACCTGCGTTCAGACCAATTCAACTTAGCTCCCAACGAAAGCCCCGATATGTTGAATGTTGATGTTGACCCTCGGGGTGGCATCAAAATGCGTCTTGGGGTTGTTAAAAGAAACGGAACTGCTTTAGGAAGCAATGTCACTGGTTTAGGGCAGTTCACTCCTGATGGAGGAACTGCCCGAGTTATTTGTTCTTATGGAACAACTGTTGCTGAGTCGTCGTCTAGCGGATCAGGTGATTTTGTTACATTAAACGGTGTTGCTGTTACTGACGGTAACCGTATGTATGGGCAAACTACAAACTCAAAATTTTATGGAGTGTCAGGCGATGCACCTTCATTTGTTTATGACGGAACTACGGCTTCTAATCTTGCATCGAATATTAACGGGTCTGCTGGTAATTACCCAATAGCTAAATACACCTGTCATTGGAACAACTTTGCTTGGGTTGCTCATACTAAAGAAGGCGGAACTGCTCACGCTAACCGTATTCGTTGGTCAAAAGTTGATGACCCTGAATCTTGGCAAGATTACGATTACATAGATGTGAATGTAGGGGAACGAGGCGACGAAGTGTCGGCTCTTGTTCCTTATGCTGATCGTTTATTAATATTCAAAACAAATAGTGTGCATGCTTTGTACGGAAACAGCGCTGAAACTTTTCAGTTAGTGCCGTTAAGTCAAGATGTTGGTTCTGTTTCGCTGTCATCTCCTGTGTCTACTCCCTATGGTGTGTTCTTTTGGTATGACCGCCAAGGTGTTTGGGTATACAACGGGGAACGATTTGTGTGGGTGTTTGAGAAACTGCAGCCAGCGATTGATGATGGCAGGTTGCAATTTACTAATCCTCCGCAGCTTGCGTGGTTCAAAAACAGACTTCATGTTTCTGTTGATTGGTCTGAGACTTCTGAGCTTTTAACTAGTCGTCGTGTTCTTGTTTATGATCCAACTCTTGGTTCTGGTGGAGCTTGGACAATGACTGATATTGATGCAAATGTTTTGTTGACGTTTGCTCCACCAAACGATCAACAAACTCTTCTTGGTTCTTGTTTAACAAATACTGGTCGAGTTGTAGAAATGGAACAAGAACGTCAAAGCGATTTCTATGGGACCACGACTTCGCATATAACAAGTTCTTATACAACTAGTTGGCTTGTTGGTAAAAACCCTATTGTTCGCAAACGGTGGGGTAAACCTCGTATTGTTACGTCGTCTGATTCGACTGTTGCTTTAACTGCAAATTTGTATACCGATTACGACACTGCGAATTTTAAGAAATCGATGCCATTTGGTGTTCAAACAAGTGGTGCGGTGTCTTCGACTTGGGCTTCTGGTCCTGGACCTGTAGGTGGTACTGGTGTTTGGGATACAGGCGTTTGGGCTGGAGAACCAAACACAACCATTACCCAAATTGAAAGATTGCCTACACTTGGGACAGCGAAAGCTATACAGATGAAGATAGATGGTCCTACAAACGATGAGGCTTGGGAAGTGAATGCTATGGCGTTTACTTATTTACATAGGAGATTGCGTTAATGGCAACTTTTACTGCGCCAAATGTAGCTGTAGCAGGTAACGCTATCGTTGCTAGCGAACACAACACTAACTGGACATATCTAAAAAACTGGTTAGAAGGTGTCCCTGGGCAAACAGCTACTTATCCTGGGGTTATACAAGGTAGTGGTGGATCTATTACTGGGGGTTTAGGTGTTACAGGTGCTTTAACCGCTGGTAGCTATAGTTCTTCTGGAACTTTGTCTAACACGGGAACTGTTTCTCTTGGAGCAACAAACCATCTGTATCTGAACAGCACGCAACATAGCGTTATTGGTTTGAGTACTGGTACTGACATCAATGCTCAGACTGCTGGAAGTTTCTTAAAGGATCTGAACTATCGAGCAAACTTCACAAGTGCTGGTCCTGGTACTAACACACATCAGCTTTCT